GTGGCGAAAAGAAGAGACAATGATATTAAAGTTATAGCTCATGTTCATTATGATTTACCTTATGCTGCTTGGAGTTTAGTAGGTATAAAAGGGGGTAATGTAGGAGATAACACTAGAGTAACAGGAACACAAGCACAGATGAGAAACTTTTATGCTGATGATGGTGGAGCTGCTCTACCCGGATTCTCTTTTGCCGCAGACACAGATACAGGCATGTATAGAAGTGCTACAGGTCCCACATTAAATTTTGCTGTAGCGGGGAATAATCGTGCTCAATTATCAGGGAGTGGTTTACAATTAACATTTACATCAAGTGGTAGTGCCGGTACCGTTTTACATGCGGATAATACAAGTGCATTAATTTATAAATTTACATCTTCAGAGCGATATAAAAAGAATATTGTTGATGCTGCTCTAGACTCGACTAAACTATATGATTTGAGACCTGTAGAATATGAAAACAATGAAAACACAAATGATGAAGGAAAACCCGGATTTGGTTTAATAGCAGAAGAAGTACATGAACTATTTCCAGAATTAGTAATTTATGATGAAGAAGGGCGACCAGATTCTTTAAGCTATGATAGATTATCTGTGGTCTTATTAATGGAAATAAAAAAACTAAAAGAAGAAATAGAAAAACTAAAGGAGAATAACTAATGGCGGATACTACAATAACAATAACATTTACAGAAGCTCAATGGGCTAGAATTGTTGCAGCATCTAATTATGTAAAAGGTAACTGGGAAATAGGTCCTATATCATCTACAATAGATGCAGATTATTTATCAACACACTGGAAAAATGAGATAAGTACAATTGTCAAAAACTACGAAAAAAGCCAAGCGTCAGTTGACGATTTCTAAAATTATTCAACACCGTCAAGATAACCCATTTGATACCCTACAAGAAATAGGAGAAGCTTTTGGGTTTACTCGACAATATATCTATAAAGTTCTAAAAAAGAACAACATGCCAACTTTGCGGGTAAAAAAACGTAAAGTAAATTATTGTTTAGCTTGCAATGAACCAATACTAGTTGGAAATAGCAAAATTCATAAAGGTAAATGTAGGTTTTCTTACTATAATATTAAAATAGAATGTGGGTTTTGTAAGATACCTTTCTACAAAAAAAGATATAGGGATAGTATTTACTGTAGTATGTCTTGTTTTAAGAAAGCTAGTTCTGAAAAAGCCTTATCTAAATAATTGTAATTTTATAAAAATTTGTTAGTATTTAAGTATGGAAATTAATAATGAACTGGTATCCCAATGGGAACCTAAAATCCAAAAAATGTCTTCAAACTCTTACGTCGTAGGATTAGATAAAGAAGACTTAGCTCAAGAGCTTAGAATAGCCTTAGTAAAAGCTGCACGTGCCTATGATAAATCTAAGGGGACAATTTTCCATACATATCTACACACATCTTTAGTGAATACCATAAGAACTTTGATTACTAAAGCACAACGAAAACCTATTGCTAGAAGCATAGATGTGACTTTTGAGGGCAGTAATATTCTTCCTAAAGAAATTGCAGCGGCAATGGTTGAACCAAAAAACTACACTGAAGAAGTTGAAGCCAATATATGGATAAATGCTCAAAGGCTGACAGATAAAGAAAAGTTATTTATAGAACTAAAGTTAGAAGGTTTAACAATGGAAGAGATTACAGACGATTTAGGAGAATCCGCCTATAAAGTTAGACAATCTTTACGACACAAATTACATGAATTGAAAGGTGCAGATGCCAAGAAGGACCAGACGTAGCGGAAGACTAATACAGAAAAAAAACAAGGTAAAAACCCCCGTAAAAACCTTTAGAGTATTAGCAGAAAAAGAGACGGATTTTTGGTTAGAGGCGGAATTTAATTTGTTTGAGCAAGCTAAGGCCTTTATTGACAAAATTCCTGATAATGATATAAACTATTATATACACAGTGAAAACAATAGAGTTTTATATACTAGAGAAGGAATATAGATGTCGGCACCAAGTTATGAATTTATAGAATCAGCGATTATATTTGGAATCACAGATTACGATAAGCTAAAAAACTTCACCTATCATTCTAATGATTTTGCAAAACATGGGGATGCATTCAAGTTTATTGGGGAATATTTAGATAAGTATGATATGTTTCCTACTGAGGAAATACTACTAGAAAATTTCCCTACCCTAAACCCATCGGCAAAGACACAATCGTTAGAATATTCCTTAGATATATTTAAAAACCAAGTTTTACAAAGAGCTGTTGTTTCTACAGTACAACAACAAAGGGAGTTAGTAAAAGAGAACCCTAAACAAGCCTTATCTAACATCATGAGTGGTTTATCTGATGTAGACCTAATTTATGATGAAGACATAGAGACATATGATGATGGGGAAACAGACAGATTATCCGAATGGAAAGAACGAACTAGAAGACGTAAAATGGGTGAAGGTCTTATGGGAGTTCCTACCAGCTTTAAATTTATAAACCAAGCAGGTATAGGGTGGCAACCGGGAGAGTTAATAGCCGCTTTTGCTAGACCTACAATAGGTAAAACATGGCTCTGTGTACACTCAGCTGCGACGGCGGTGCATAATGGATATAAAACCTTACTAATCTCTACAGAAATGCCTAACACTCAGATAGCAATGAGACTTGATGTAACCTTGGCAAAAATGAAGGGTTATAATTTCTCTCACAGGGCATTACGACATGGTGATGATATTGATGTTGATGCCTACATAAAATTTTTGAAAGAGTCTGATAAACAATCCTTGTTGATTTGTGATGGGATTGCGGGGCAAACAGGAATATCGTTAGAATCAATAGCAAGTCTTATTAGAAAACACCACCCAAAATTTGTTGTAATAGATGGAGTTTATTTACTGACCACAAAAGATACTGATAAAGCAGCGTGGGAGCAATCTCATGGTATATTCTATGGCTTGAAGAATTTAGCCATATCAACAAACACTCCAATTATGGTATCAACACAAGCGAATAGAGATGCTAATAATGTGTATGTACCCCCATCAGCAGCACAAGTAGCTTTTGGGGATGCTTTGATACGGGCATCAGACGTAGCAATAGCGTTAGCGAAGGTCGAACATCACGAAGATAAAAGACTAGTTCAGTTTCAAAAATATCGAGATGGTGAGTTAGCACAAGACAGTCTGATAATGCAGTGGGGTGTAAACAACGGGACAATCGAAGAAATCTCAGATTGGGATTGGGACGATGATGAATTTTAAGGAGGAATAAAATGGGAATTTTATCATGGATTACAGGAGATAGCGAAGACGACATTATAGTTACAACAGGAAGAAGCAAAGGTGCTGGTAAACCTGTAACTAATATTACAGTAGGTGACATTAGAAGACGTAGAGTTGTAGACGAAAATGGCTTTGAGAATAAAGTAGTTATATTCCTAACAAAAACAAAGAAGCGTAGCTAATGGTAGATTGGTATTCAGCATTACTACGTTATGGCATAGATGTAGAACACGAAGAAGAGATTCTACTAAATTGTCCTTTTCATGAGGACAGAAGAAAATCTTGTGCCATAAATATAGATAAGGGTTTATGGATTTGTTTTGCCGGATGTGGACAAGGGAACTTGAAATCTTTTTTACAGAAGTATTCAGGTAAACCATGGGCGGATATAAATGCAGAGTTTGAAATAGAAGAACTAGATTTAGACCTTTCATTCTTAGATGAATACCACGAAGAGGAAACTGAAAATATATATGTAGAACCAGAAGACCAAAACAAAGTTCCATCTAGTCATTGGATTTATGACAGAGGATTCTTACCTAGCTCAGTAGAAAGCTGGGGATGTAAAATAAATAAGTTTTCTGATTTTATGATTCCGGTACGGAACCAGAAGAAAGATTATGTAGGATGGATATACAGAAGACAAAAAGCTATACCAAAATACATGTTTTCCAAGGGGTTTAAGAAATCCCAAGTATTATTTGGTGTAGACAAGATACAAGACTTCAGTAAACTATTTGTAGTTGAAGGAGCATTAGACTGCATGTGGTTAAATCAAAATGGTTATCCAAGTGTAGCCATATTGGGGGCATCTGTGTCGAAAAAACAATTAGAGTTAATTAGTTCTTTGAATCCATCAGAGGTGGTATTATCATTAGATAATGACACAGCAGGAGCCAAGGGGATTTCTAAAGCAACATTTGACATGGAAGGTCGGTTTCTGATATCATATTTAAAGTTACCAAAAAAATACAAAGATGTTCAAGAGATTCGTAATAAAGATGTTTTGGACAGGGTGATGAGAAATACAACAATATTCTAAAGAGGAGAAGAGCGATGAGTGGAATTGCAAAAATACAAAAGAAAATAGATGATTCTAGGAAGCCTATGTCTTCCAGTAATGCCCCGGGTCGAGAGTTATGGTTCAAAGATGGAGACCAAGTCTTCATGTCATCCATAGCTACTGGAGCAGAGCAAGACAAGTACCTAGATGAGATTTATTTATACACATTACGAATAGGTAATAGTTTTACTAACGTCCTAAAAGACGATAGAGTAGACACTAGTGCTATCCCGTCTGAAAACTACCCAAGTCACAAGTTTGCTGTATGGGCATATGTGCACAACGTGATTCATACAGAAAAACGAAATGACAGCTGGGAAGAAGTGGAAGGACCTGCTGGGAAGAAAGTATATAGAGAAGATGTGAACGACTTCAAAATCATAGCTTTAAACTTTGGTCGAAGTGACTATATATGGAACCAGCTA